GTGGCGACTTACTACCCAACTGTTGACAGCGGCTATTCGCAAATGGTGGACGAATTTGACGACAGCAACTTTGTAATTGAGGGCAAGTAAAATGATCGATTTTCCATCCGTAAGCCCAACTCGGCGCAGTTTTACCCCAGGCGAATATCCGACCAAGCGATTTGACAGCATTAGCGGGGCTGGCACGACCCGGCTCTATGGCAGTAAGGCATCGAACGCAACCCTAGATCTAGAGTTTTTGCTCGATGACACCAGTACCGGAGCTGTGCTCCAAAGCTGGCACGACAGCATGGGCGGTGCAAAAGTTTTGACATTACCGGCGACATTATTTGAAGGCATGAGCGGGCCAGAAAATCAAATACCAAATTATTTGAACTGGAGGTGGTCTGAAACGCCCAACGTCCAGTCTTTGCTTCCTGGTCGATCTAGAATAAGGGTAACGTTGGTAGCAACTCTGGACGCCTGATGGGAGTTTTAACAGGAAGCGATGGTCAGCTCAGGTTCAACGGGAGTGCTGTGGGTAAGTGCCGAGAGTGGAGTCTTAATGTTACAAAGGACGCTTTAGAGGATACACCTATCGGCAGTCACGACAGAACTTACGTTGAGGGGCTGAGAGGCACTACTGGTTCAGCAACTGTTTTATACGACCCAAGCAATCGCACTGCAGCTGACTTGCTCAATTCTATTTTTGACAACGATCAACCAAATGATTTTGTGGTTTTTGTGCTAAGTCGTCAAGAGGGCAACAGCATTAGCTGTAGCGGCTTTTTGACTAACATCAGCCCAAGCGTTTCGGTAGGTGCAGTTCAAGCAGTTTCTGTTGCTTTTCAAGTGACCGGGAAGACTGCTGGTAATTTCTAATGGCTGTTCTAGGTATTGGTGGAAAGCTGTTATTGAAGCGAGCAGCGCCAGAACCATTCATTATTTCGGATTCTGCTCTTGACGCTGGAAGCAACCTTTACACCGCATGGCAAAATGGCTACTGGAACGGAGATCGTGTCAGTGTTGATTGCCTGCCAACATCAACTGGCCCGTTTCCCCCAAGAGTTAGCGGATACGCAAGTTATTTTGGGAGTAAATGGTTTTTAGGGCCAAACAGGACACATATAAGCAATATTTCTGATAATTTTTATAAAGCTTCTGGAGAAGATTATCCTGACGGAGACTTAGGAGATGCAGCAAAGTTTTACTCCCGCGAAGGTGACACATCTAATGGCAACGTCATTCCATCGTGCGCTTTTGAAAATTACTATATTCATGTCGACAATTTAGACCGCGTAAGTTTTTATCTGGACAGGTGCTCGGCCCTTGCCGGATGCCTGACTAACCGAATTGACCTTTCGTCTGTCGCAGGGAAAATCACTGTTTCCCCATATGGCGCTGCTGAGTACTTAAACGCTGTTTGGCGCTGCGTCACGTCAATGGGCGAATTTAAATTTAGCGATGCTCAGGACACTGTAACTCTGAAGAGCATTTGCGCTGATGCCCCTAGCTACCAAAGCCCCGAGGCTGCAACTGGTGAATACGACAATGCCAACGTGCTGCCAAGAGCAGTCAGTCAAGGCGAGCCATCCATGTACTGGCAGCAACTTTGTGACATTGCGCAATGGAATCTGGAGCTAAACGCTCCCAGTGTTGAGACTACATCGGTATCGGAAAAGTTTGGCAACGCAGTGAAATCGCTAGTGACTGGCGGCGGTTCTGCTGAGTTTTTAATTGACCGGAAGTGCTACGAAAGTGACGAAGACAACGGTCTTGCGCTGCTGCAACTACTCATGATGACAGAGAAAGGGTGCGAAGCCACCGCACAGTTTTGGGTGGTTGATCGAACGGGAAACTGTGGAAGCAATAAAGGGTCTATCCAAGGTGGGCTTTACTACGAGTCAAATATTTTGGTCACCGCAAGCGCCGTAAATTTACGGCCTACAGAAATCGTGGCTGGCACGGTGCAATTCGTGACGACAGAAGACATTAAACTATTGGTATCAGCGTGAATTTGGAAACGTGACTGAAGTTAGCCGTGCTGGCCAAAGTGGCTCCCTAGGAGATATAAACACTAGCCAAGGCGATTTTAGAGACCAGATCGATGCTCTTACCGATACTGTCCGGCAACTGGGCGGCAAACCCAATGTCGGCCCAGGTAATGGATCCGATCCGCTGACAGCGCCGTTTATCCTATATGTCAACAGCTACACGGGATCAGATACATATGTCTCAGGTGATTACAACAGCCAAGACGACGGAACATTTGAATCCAAGATGCGCCGCATTTCATTGCAGCGTTTGGAATGCGGCTATACCGAAGCAGCCCCGTTCAAAAGCTTATCGAGGGCAATAATCGAGGCGGGCATTATCACCAGCCGGGATTATCTGAATATTGATCCAGCACCGTGCGGAGACCTCGTAAGCATTGTTCTAGCTGGGGGTCTCGCAATTGCAAACAATGGCCCAGGTGATTTGTCAACACCTACTTGGACCGATGGGAAGAATCCGACAACTGCCGAACTGACTGCATTTAATCCCGTCGATGGTGGGATTCTGCTGCCACGAGGCTGTAGCGTCATTTCTCTGGACTTGCGCAAGACAATTATTCGCCCTGATTATGTCCCGACTCCCGTTGCAGAGCAAGCTAATGGTGCAAATCGTCGAGCAATCCTTAAAGTTACGGGTGGCGTTTATAACTTTGGCGCAACATTTATGGACAAAGTGGGGTCTACCACAAGTCATCATTTATTAGACACGCATCACTTTGCCAGTGAAGCTGAGTTAGATACGTTCTACGCAAAGATACGGTCTAGCTTTGGACCCGCTGCTGGCGTTAGTAATACTTACGCACAAACAAGATCAACGGAATACGTCATTGTTGGTCCCGCACCAGCTACCGCTACAACTGCAACCGATACAGTCGCTAGTGCAAGCCCATACATTTACAACATGTCGATCCGTTCGACATTAGGCATGGGCGGCGTATTTGCTGACGGCTCTAAAGTTAGCGGCTTTAAGTCTATGGTTATTGCTCAATATACCTCGATAAGTTTACAAAATGATCATACTTGCTGGCAGAAATATGATGGTGGCTCGTGGACAACTGTTGCAAGTACCGCAGAACTTTTGTCTCTCAGGCAAGATAATATACGAATCAATCCACAAAAACGCCATTATCATATTCGTGCGATTAATTCAGCCGTAATTCAAGAAGTGAGTGTGTTTTGTATTGGGCAAGCAATACATCACCAATGCGAGTCCGGTGCCCAACTTACAGTTACCAATTCTAATTCTAATTTTGGAGGCTGCAGTTCTTTGGCAATAGGGTTCCAAAATACATCAGCAGCATCTGACAAAAATTGGACATTGAAAAAATTTCAGACAGCACTGAATCCCCTCGCAAAACAGTCTAATATAAAAAAAATATTCCTTGGAACGCTAACTTCTGGCCAAGCTGACGGATCTAAAACTTTAAACCTTGTTGCACCTTTAACAGAATCAAGGTTAGAGCCTGGGCAGCCAGAAAAACTAGCTTTAGATAAGTATTCTCTAAAAGTAAACGATTACCTGTGGATTGAAAATCCTGGTGGGCCTGATTATCGAGGACGCCTTAGTGCCACTCCATGGGCAAATTCAAGTCCTACACAGGTCGTGCTAAAAGATTTTCCTACCGCACTAGATCCTGATGGCAGTGAAGTTGCCCCTGGCGATTCTGACTTGCCTAACGTCTATTTACCGCTAGCCGGTAAGCGGATTTACGTTCGTCGGTTTATTGATACTCGCAGTGTAGATGAGCGACGTAATAGTATTATTATTAAAGACGTTCAGTCAAATAATTTAAGGCTTCCTGTCCGCGATTATGTAATCCAAGAGACGGGACAAGTTACTTACAGCAACAACAGGATTCAAGCTGTTGCCGCTTCTCAGGAGTCAAATGTAGTAGATGACGGCGTGGATGGGGTAAAAGTTGAGCTTCGCTATTCAAAACGTTCGGCACAACTTGCTGCGCACGACACAAATGTTTACTATCGAAAAGCAGACGTTGTACTTAAAAACAACAAACACTGGACAGCCACCCGCGAAAGCTACGGAACTTTCACTGAAGCTGACTGGGATGAAGCTTATGTTCACATGGAAGAAAACTACAACCCAGAAGGATATTATCTAAACGCAAATCCAACAATTGTCTTTGATAAAGATATTGACAGTAATGAAAATAGCATAACATTGGGCAATACATTAAGCGACCCTTTAGTAAAGGCGCAATTAATTAGTGCTGTAGATTATCAAGGTCTTTTTGACTACTTGGTTAATTTAGGCGTTGCTAATCCTGCCAATGTGCTGACGCCCCAAGACACCCAAGCCGCTCGTAATATAGATCCACCTGAGTCAACTACGTTCGTCGAGTTTCGTCGCCCATCAAACATCAGGTTATATTCTCATGCGTTTGAATGGCCTGGTTTTGGATCGTATAGCCGCGCACTGCCGCAGTACCAAGGCGACATGTCGGACAACAATCGATTCACATATTATTTCACTGCACAAGATGGTGGCAAATGTTATGTGTCAGGATTTAACGAGGAAGGCTTGCAGGTCAGCAATAGAGGTTTAGAAGACTTAACTACTGGAACGGTACTAAGCGTTGCGGACATTGGCAATCCAGACCGAGAGATTGAGATACCAACAGTGTTTGAAACACTGGAAGTTACAGAAAAATTAATTATAGGTGGCGAGGTTACTGGATTTCCTAGCGCAGAAATAGAAAAAGATGGCGTTGCAAGTATTGCATCAGTAGACGACATTGACGGTGGTGTTATATCTGAAGGAAATGATACAGCATCGTTTAACGCAGCCATTAGTGGGTTTGGAAATAAACTTGTCAACGTTCCAGGCTTAAATTATTGGGCAGGAGAAAAAGGAGTTGTTACAGCACCTACCGACAACATATCTGTAAAAGTCATTCACGTTGTACCTGACGGTGTTACGGCTCTGACAGGGGCAGCTTCTGTACCGTATGGCTTTCCTGATAACGTAAGTGATGGCACCCGATATGTAGAAGGCAGAAGCACAGAGGCTAAAACAATTACCGAAGCAATGCAAAAAGCAGGACAGATTTACGTTCCAAATGGAGCGTCTATTCTTGTCTCAGTTCATGGAGATCTTCCTGACATTGAAAAAGGACCGTTGCAACTTGTCAACAGTTACGCTCGTGTTGATTTAGCCGGTGCGCAAGGTTTTGTGGCAAGCGGAGATAGCACTCGCGGACCTATAGTCAAGCTTAAGCAAGACGTAACAGCTAGAGCAACAAAAAGAATCCCGCAATATGCTGGGGTACAAGCCCTTTCGGCGGGTGTAGTTTTTGCAGATTTAAAAATTGAAGTCGATTGTAATTCTTCCACTGCTTGCTTCCTGTGCTTTAACGGCGGTATTGGAATTGGCGGCAAAGATGTAATAATTGAATGGGAAAATGTAGACCGAGCGGTACTCTGTACCAACTCTTACGGAGCAAGTTCGAGCATTCGTTACTACAACACAGAAAGTGCAATGAGAACCTTCAAAAATGTGATGATGAGCAAAGCTTCTGCGGGTAACGAATTTACCTTAGAGCTATTCGGATCATCAGGAGGATTGGCAGGTCACGGTACGGATTTAATTATCGATTTCAGATCTGCCAATGTTGGCGATACGGGAGAACCTGAGTTTACTTATAAGTTTGATAACGTAGACGGTTCACTGTGTAATTTGTCGTTTATGGCTCAAGGCAGTAGGGGCGGCGTAAAACTAGGCGGACGAGTTGCCCCTATTGTAGATTTTGATTTTGGCTCTTCTGACGGTTACGGAAACTGGAATCTTAAGTCATGGATAAGTAATGACTTTACAAGTAATCAAAACTATATGGGCATCAGTTTTGAGATGAGACAAGTTCCAGACAATTTAACAGGGCTGGAAACACAATACAAGATGACTAACGCGGCCTACCAGACAATAGAAAAAAAGCAATTAATAAATGGATGTTGCATTGACATAGGAGCTTCTGATGGTTTGAAATCTGGCCCATTTGGTTTATACATACAGGCTGATAAAATTCAAGGGAACCTTACAAACTCAGACTTGTTGCTTACTGCCGACAACACAAAAAACGCATATATCTACAGTGGTGGTGACGCGAGAAACGGCTTGTAGCTATCAACGTCGTTAGAATAAGGGCACGGCAAATGTCCGTGTCCTTTTTGGCTGAATAGTCATGGCAGTACAGCTAATCCTTAAAAATTCCTCAGTAGAGGACAAGCGACCTACGTCTGCACAGTTAGCAATCGGGGAAATCAGCCTTAACTACAACCAAGAAGGCGCGTTTCTGTGCTGTGAAGATTCTGCTGGAAATATTCAGCAAATTGGCGGGGTCAAAATTGACGAAACTGCACCGAGCACACCAGTAAAGCAAAGCCTGTGGTTCAAACCCAGCACATTGGTGCTGTCCATATATGATGGCAGCAACTGGCAAGCTGTCGGTAATGCAACAGTAGCCTCTGTCAACGGTCAAACAGGCGCTGTTGTTTTAACCGCAGCAGATGTTGGAGCTGCAACAGCGGCGCAAGGCGTCCTAGCTGACTCGGCGTTGCAATCTGGTGATGATATTAGCCATCTAAATAACGATTCAAACTATCTAGCATCAGGCGATAACATTAGCGAGTTAGCCAATAATTCTGGCTATATCGTTGCTGCTGATGTAGCTGGAGAATACTTAAGCCTGGATAGTGCTGCTGGAGCGCAGGTTGTTCAATCGACAAGCACAACTGAATTTAAGGGTGGGCTGTTAGTTCCAGATGGAGAGCAAATTACAGTAACAGACAGCACTACAAGTTGTTCCTTAGCAGTCACCAGTGCCGATACGGCAACACTAACTGCTAGCGATAAACTCATCGTCAGCACTCAGGATGGCATTACTAACCAAGGAATATTTTCTGGCGAAAGTACGCTTAAATTTATCGCTAAAAGCACTGCCCCGTGGAGCGCAACTAACCAAAATTATGTATTTGTTTACCCAAGAATTGATGATAGCGTTGCGTTCAACGCATCCGATCCAGCTACATATGTAGATAATTTTAGCTGCGTAACAGCTAGTATCTATTACGGAGATCCCGGTGTAAATGACCCCAACATTAGAAACAAGTATGGTCTGCAAATTAATTCAGCGGTAGGGCAGAACACTTGGACGGGAGCTGCTGCAAGCAGTAACTACGGCGTATATTCAAATCTTAGTCTTACATCGCCTTCAAGTAATTATAATTTTTACGCAGCATCCAATGCAACTAACTTTTTTGCAGGGAATACTTTAATTGGCGGAACTGCTGCCGCTCCAGCAATAACTTTGGCCGCCAATGGTGAGGCTGAGTTTTCTGGCAACGTAGGGATTGGTAATGCAAACCCTTCAGAATTGCTAAGCCTAGAAAAAGACGGACAGTTCGCTATTGAGCTTAAACGAATAGGATCCAGTCCTAGTACATGTTTAATACGCAATCAAGGCAATCAATTTACGCTATCAAACGACGCGGGTGGAATTGCCTTTAGCACGGGTTCTACTCCTGTTGAGGTGGTTCGTATCACGTCAACTGGCAATTTACAAGTAGGCGGCACATTGCCTTCTGCACCCGCAATAGAGTTTGAAGCGACTGGTGGGGCCAGCTTTACTGATTCCGTGGGGATTGGCACGAGTTCTCCTCAGTCAAGATTGCATGTATCTGGAAGCTCTAACAGTGACATTCGCATGACGAACACTGGTGACGATGCGTTGGACTTAATTGGAGATGCCAATAGATCTGGTACAAATCAAACACTATTGCGGATGCAAGGAAGATGGAACGGGACAAACGTAAGCAGTATTAATTTTAGAACTGGAACTGATACTACAAATAAAGACGACGGCTATCTAACATTTTCTACATCCACCGCTGGAAGCGTGACGGAACGAATGAGCTTAGATCGGTCAGGCTTAATGAATGTCAAAAGCGATAGCGCAATTCAAGCAGAATTTGGCGTTATTGATGATGTTTATCGAGATGGTGAAAATACCATTCGTATTTATGGTAATGCTTCTAATAATTACATGCAGCTTAAAGGTTGCAACGTTGCTGATGCGACAGCCGTACTCGACTCAAGGGTTGGCGGCACACAAAGCATACAAATTCAGTCAGATGGAGATGTGTTAAATATCAATGGCACATACGGCCAGCTTTCAGATCAAAAGTTAAAAGAAAACATTGTTGATGCCAACTCTCAATGGGAAGATATCAAAGCATTGACTGTTCGTAATTTTAATTTTAAAGAAGAGCTTGGATACAATGCAAATAGGCAAATTGGATTTGTCGCTCAAGAAGTCGAGAAAATTTCTCCAGGGCTGGTTAAAACCAATGCAGACATCGACGAGGATGGCAATGACCTAGGAACTGAAACGAAAGCCCTTAGGATGTCTGTTCTGTATGTGAAAGCAGTCAAAGCATTGCAAGAAGCGATGGAGAGAATTGAAACGCTTGAGCAGCGGCTATTGGATGCCGGAATTGTTTGAAAGGTTAAAATTATTTAATGGCTATTTTCATTTTATGACTTTCTCTGTTTCTCAAATGATCGCAGACACCGATCAAAACGTGGTTGCGCTGAATTGGACATACAGCAATGCTGATGGAACGCTATCGAACCAGCACGTCCTGCAAAAACCCTACGGCGAAACACCGTTTGCAGACGTAACTGAGTCGATGGCAGTTGAGTGGTTGGAGCTTCAGCTGGAGAATACGAGTGCTGAATTTGATGCAGCAATCGCAGAGCGCAAAGCAGCTGTTGAATATGAAAAAACTTTAGCCCCGTACACCCCCAATCCATCTGGTCCGCCCACACCCATAACACCACCAATCTCTGCTGAACCTAGCTCTGAAAGCCTTTAGTATCGCCTAGGTCAGCTACTAAAAGGGTTGGGGAGTGTCACCGGCTCTCGCGCCTGACGTGACTGTGACCTAGCAGCTCCGCCACTACTAGAGGAAACCATTTTGTGAAATGGAACCAACAGCGTAGCAGGTTATGATTGGTTTGGCAGACGAGTTACCAGCTCCCTGCGTGAGAATCTTTTACATGCTGCTAAGGCAGGTTTGATGTCCCGCCCCAGCAATCAAATTGTTCGCGACACTAAAGGGAGAATTATTACCGTGGTCAAGAAAGAGCTAACGCAATCTCATCATTACGGCGATTGAGTAACCCTTGGAGCGTTTGACCGTTTGCCTTGCACCACTTGGGTAGTTCTTCACTAAACACTCTAGGCTTAGGCTCACCAGCATTTAGACGGCGCAGCAGCGTTGACTCCTGGAACGCACCACAACCTACGTTGTAACTAAAGCTCACCAGCGCTGCGTATTCGTTGTCAGTCAGGCCAACGGTAACTTTAGAACTCACTGCATCCTCAAACCTCCAGAGATCCTTCCGCAGCAACTCCTCTGCCTCAGGCTCTGTAATTACTTGTCCTGGGTACACATGGTCCCCCGTGGAGCCGTAGCCAATCGTCCACACACCAGCGGGACAGATGTAAGCATCCAACCGCAACCCTTCCCAACGTTTAATCAAATTCAACCCCTCCGCATTTATCACGCTGATCGCACCAGGCTCCGGCTCAGCCGGACCAGTTCTGTACTTAACCACCCAATCACTATCCTCTTCCAACAAATCCACTGGCATCTTGCGCCACAACTCACCAACCGCATCCATCTGGTGCGTCTTGCCCTGGTAGTACGTCCAAAAATTTGTAAAGCCTTCGAGCGTAAGTCTTGCCATCAGAGAAGAGGTT